TCTCTTACTTTATCTATACCATGTACTTTAATAGCATCTGATAAATCTTTCTCAAGATCAAGAATAACATAATCAAAACCATACTTAGACTTATATTTCTCAGCAGCCTTTATACCAGCCTCATCATTATCAAACAACACACATACCTTATGATACTTAGAACTAATACTGTTCATTATATTCTCAGATATCATAGTATTCTCACTGTCTGGTGCAATTGCTTCTGAATTACTAATCTTTAGTTTCTGATATGCCATCAGATCTTTAAGGGAAGATGTAATTATCAAATAAGGTTTATCAAATACTAATTGTTCTGTACCTTGTATATAATCTCTTACCTTGATAAATTTACTTTCTTTAACCTTTGGCTGATAAATCTTATAGAGTGTTCCGTCTTCTCTAAAATACCCATAGATATAGTTACCCCTGATAGTTATGCTTGACACAACATCATTTTCATCTGTCTTTGTCATCACATAATATTCTAGTGGAACAACATTATATCTAGATAACAACCTAGAACCAATGTGATATCCCATCCAATATTTTTGATCAAGAGTATTCCAGTGCCGCATTTCATAATCAGTAACTTTAAATTTACTGTGTTGTCTGTAAGATCTTATTGGATTATGATCATTATTCAAAACAAATTGATTATAATCTTCAATTATCTTATAACTTGCCGCACCTCTACTGGATAAATTAAATAGATTTTGGACTAAAGTAAGTCCATCACCACCATTACCTGAAGAAAAATCTTTAAATCTATAGATATTGTTCCTATCAATATAAATACACATAGAAGGTGTTTTCTCCCGTGTATTAAATACTGACTTCATTTTAATATCCTGACCTGTAAGCTTTTCTGTAAGGTTTAGATAGTGTTCAAAGACCCATTCTCTTGGGACATCAGCTAAATCATATATTAAATTCTTTGTAGAAATCATAGCAACCCGATTTAATAAATAAAGGGGAGCTAGAATAACTCCCCTTTATATAAGAGTTGTTAATCTAAGCTAAAGTCTGAAGACTTTTTACTTGGTGTAGAAAAATCATCTTCATCATCACCAAACTTGTCTACAGGTTTTACATCTAATTTCTTAAGATGTTTTTGTTCATCATATCTAATTACTTTCCCCTCTTCCACTTCACCAAATGCATACTTTCCATTTTCTGCTTTTGGCAACCACATATCATAATTAGTATATCCTGTTTTACCAACATATTCTTTACCGGCAATACAGAATTCTAGATATTTATCTTTAAATGGTGCAGTTTTATTAAATGCAGCAATGAAATCTTCAATAGTTTCATGCTTATTATGTTGAGCTTGCATCCACTCATTGATACCCAAAGTTTTACAGAAATTCTGTAAAAAGATCAAGATTGATCTATCTCTTTGAATTTTAATACCAGATTTAGTCTCACCATCTGCAAATGCATACTGTGATGCTTTTACTCTACCAATCTGACCTGCATAATGACCCTTTTCAGGATTATCTTTATCAATTGCAAAACCTTCAAAACCATCAATAGGTTCAGTTTCTACGTGCAAAATCAAATGGTATGCACCACTTATAAATTTGAAATCTTCTAACTCAAGGCTATTAATTTTTAATACCTTGTTACCCGGATTAATTGTTTTTGGTAGACTACTACTTCCTCCACCAAGATCTTCTGTACTTAAAGCCATTTTACTTTACTTTTTAAATTATTAAACAAAAACTTTTTCCCATGATGTCTTTAGAACACCATCAATCATCTCAGAAATTACTATTTCTTCGTTACGTAAATGCTCTGGTCTTGCACCACAAGTAACTTCTTCATTTGTCTTGAAAGACAAAATGGTTTGATTACCTTTTCTGTACATGTACCCAATAGCATCTGCATTTGCACAAATTAAAGATTTAATTTTACCAGTTAAGTCTATGTTTGCAGACATAACCATCTCACCTTTATCATCTACCACTTTGTCTTTAATGTGACCTGATAGAATAATAGTAGGAGCTAAGGTATCAATAAAATCTAAAACTTGAAAGAATGCTTGCCGAATATATAAATATCCAGCACCATTTGGTAAAGTTGTTACATTGTCTCCATCATAGTTTTTACCCATTGGGGTTTGTCTGTACAACTTTATTGCTAACGGCATAATCATATCTTCTAATGCAGTAACAGTATCAATAGTAATATACTTATATGGATTACCAGCTGCTTTAATTGCTTTCCCAGTATCCAATAACTCTTGTAAACTACTTACTTTTACTTTAAGAGCTTCTACATAATCAGCACCATTTTCTAAATCAATAATCAGATTGTCTTCTAATCCTGCATATGCAGTTGTTTTACCAGTCTTTGGCTTTGAATAAATCACAATTCTTTTTGGATTAACTCTTTCTGCCTTAACTTTTTTAGTTGGAAGTACTATACTCATATTATTTACCTTTTAAAGCTGTTGCAAGTTTTTTAAAGTTCTCTGCAATTTCCAATAAGATTTCAGATACTTCATTACTTGTTTCATTAGTTTTAGGAGCAAACTCCTCTTCAAAATCAGGAAAGATACTTAGTGTACTTTGTAGCTGTGGAATTTCTAAAGCTGCTTCTTCTTTTCTTTTCTCATAAAGAGCATAACTAATTTCTTGCCCATTAGAAAGAACTGCTACCATTTCATTTACAGGAATAAGGTATTTTCTATCAATTTTACCGTCTGGATCAACTGTCTCAGTAACATCATATTCTTCATGAAAATATGGATTATACTTTAGTTTAAACAATTGACGTTCTGCTAACATAGGTTCTATTCCAGTACTTCTACCATCATTGTCATATGTGTTTTCGTAAAACTCAATATAGATATCTTCACCTTTCTTTAATTCCCACTCAAAAAATTGTGATTGTCTACCAAACTTACCTTTTTTATAAAAAGCAGTTTTGATTGTAAAGAACGGATCAGCAAGTCCAATTGCTTTGAAGGTATTCATATGATCCATATAGAATTCCCTCTCTTTTTCTTTTCTTAGATTGTTGTTATTCATATTAATTAATTTACTTGGATTTTCTGTGCAACTTCTCTGGCTGGAGATTGCATCTCTACTATTCTCATAATAGTTCTGTCTAGTTTAAAGAAACTAATTCTTGTAAGACCATTTCTAGATTTTAAGAAATGGAAAACCAATGTTTCAGGATCTTCAATCAAAAACTTTTCTGGACCATATTTATTTATTTTTCTTGTAGCAGGTTTGTTAATACCAATTACTACATCAGCATGTTGTAATAATGCATCAGAACCATAAATATCAGAATCAAGAACATAATTTCCATATGTACCTTCTACCTGTCTTTTAGTATCATCTATATTTCTATTTAATTGACTTAGAATTACAAAAGCTACAGGATAGTTTTTCTTCATATAAGTTAATGCTTCACCAAGAGCACCTAACATTTCAAATTTGTCCTTTTGTCCAGTATCATTCTTAAATAATGCTGAGTGATCTATAGTAACAAGCATGTTTCTGTATTTCCCATCTTCTCTTTTGTACTTTTCAAATTCATGATGAATTGTAGCACACATCTCTTTCACAGTACAAGTATCATAAACTACATTTACTAAATCACTACCAGCACTTTCATGATAATATTCAACACATTTTTCAAATATCTTTCTGTCCACAAGTTTACCACCCTTACTCATTAATGTGTTATAATCAGCACCTGTAATCATACCAAATCTTCTTATGGCACTTGTTTCATCCACCATTTCCATTTGAAACTTTAAAACTCTAAAGTCTTGATCTGGATTTTTTTCAATGATGTCAGAAACCAGCTGTTCCGCAAAAAGGGTCTTACCTATTCCAGGTCTTGCACCAATTACTGTAATTGTTTTCCATTCTAGACCATCACAAAAAGCATCATTAAATTTTGGCCAAGCACTGATAAGAGATGGTATCTTACCTTCTCTTCTTGCCTTCATTTTAATTAAACCTTTTTCAAGACCATCTCTTTCACTAACTGGTAGTAATGGTCGTGCACCATCAAATAACTTCCCCATAGATTTTTACTTTTAATTATACAATAAGATCAGGAAACAAAACTACATCATCATCTGGATTATCTTTTAAGAATTCACAGTACGTTGCTAAATCTGAATCCCAACTTTTGTCTACATTTTGCTTTCTCAAAAAGTATTGAGCAGTTCTCATGTATTCATAGTTTTTAGATTCATATTCTAAGACATATTTTTGTGTTGCCGCAAATATAGTTTCCCAACTATAATCATACATTTCAAAGAACCATCTAAATGCATTCTCAAGATTCTTAGCAGGCACTCTTGCATATTTTCCAGAAGACAGTTTCTTATTAGGAAATATGGTTACATATGCCTCTATGTTTTGCATAAAATTATGACCCATTAAATCTTTAGATGTTTTCTTCTTTGATTTCTTAAAATATCCTTCAATCTCCGTAGTAAAGATAATGCTTTTATCTGTTAATGTCAAGTCTTCATTCAACCAATTTTCAGAAATTAATCTTCTAATTTCTAAATCTTTATTTACAAAAGAACAAGGAATTATACCATTTTTTATACAGTGTAATATGTAATAACTATTTGGAGTTATATTCTCCCTAACTAATTTTAGAAATATATCTTCCATACTACCAATGTATTGTATTACCACTAGATTCTTTTACTAGATGATGTATCTTAGTAAATATATCATTACTATCCCATTTAGAGCCATTATAAGCAGCAGAAGCAGGATGTTTAACAAAAAACTTATGGTTATTA